ACATCAAGGGTGCTAGTATGTACGATGGTATGAAACCTTTTCTAAGATACAAGGGAGATACCATGTCATCATTCTTATTGACTATGGGTGAGGAGATTTACTTTCACTTACGCGATTGGTTTGAAGAAAAGAATGGCGGTGAAGTTCTTATTCACAAAGGTGCATCTAGTAGGAAATTGAAATACCAAACAAAGATGATTCAAGTTCTCAAGGCAAACCTAAAGGAACATGATACGAAAGCATATGAGTTGTTCGATGCAGTAATCAAGAAGTCAACCGATGTGACTACACAAAAAAGATTCTACATGTCAGAATATGGATACTCTAATGTACGCGATGTTCTTCTAGGTAAGACAGAACAACTAGAAAAGGCAGAGAACTTTGACAGGTTTGAACTAGAAAATGTTATTGATTGGTGGAGAAAGAAAGCCGTCAAAAGATATAACAACTTGGTATCCGATGGAAGAATACGAAAGGATTTGGAAGTCTGGAATTCTGAAACAATTAACAAAATAGATATAATAAGATGAACATAGAAATTTATTCAAAACCAGATTGCCCCTACTGTGACAGGGCCGTGCATATTGCACAACAAATTATTCAAGAAACAACACACATCAAGTATGAAAAGAAAATGTTAGATGAAGATTTTACATTTGAAGAACTGCTTGAGAAATCCCCCAACGCAAGAACCTTTCCACAGATATTTGTGGATGGTGAACTGGTTGGTGGTTACACAGAATTTGAGAAAATGGAGTGGTGGGCTGACAGACAATGAAAAAACTTTTACCCTTATTTTTATTAGGTGGTTGTGCTTCTAACCCTCATCTTGATTTGAGTAGAGGTAATGGATACGGTAACGAATATTGCCCCACTAGTGGATATCTTCTCGTAGGTTCTGTAGCAGGAACAAGTGCGGGAGTTATCAGCGGTTCAGTTGCAACAGGTGGTATAGTAGCACTCGTAAGTGGATTTGTTATATGGGGTAATACCGTTCCTTGGCATGAAGTCAACTGTGAGATTATAGAGGAACATAAATGAAAATAGGATTTACTTGTGGTGCATTTGATTTATTACATGCTGGACATGTAGTTATGCTTGAAGAAGCAAAAAACAACTGTGACTTTCTTATGGTGGGATTACAAACAGACCCCACACTAGACAGGTCAGATAAAAACAAACCAGTACAAAGTATATACGAGCGATACATTCAGTTGTATGGTCTCAGATATGTTGATGAGGTTATCCCATACGACAGGGAAACTTGTTTGATGGATATCCTAACCACTAAAAGTATCGATGTGCGATTTATCGGTGAAGAGTATAAAGATGAGATGTTTACAGGGAGTCATTTACCCATAGAGGTTTACTATACCAGTAGAGCACACACTTTCTCTTCTACAGATTTGAGGAAGAGAGTACAAAGGGCAAAGTAGTATGAAAATAACATGTGCAAGACTGAGGTCTAATGTAAAATACGAAGGCCCGCTTGAAACAGTACTGGATAGTTTTTTAGAGAACTATGTAAAGTGGATGAGGGCAAATCCCCAACACGAGTACGGAACCTATAATATATCTTTTGATGGTACTAGACCCAAGAGAACACCAGAGTCAATAGAATGGGCTGACGCGATAGTAATCCCTAGTGATAGTGAGTTTAGATATCATGGTGAGTTACAAATGAATCCAAAAGACTTGGCGAAGTCACAGTCTCATATGGATAACATCATACCATTCTTTAAAGACAAACATGTCATCGTCATGAGGAGTGATAGGGGTGATGACGAAAAGTTATATAGGGAAGAAACACTACAGAATGTGCCAATCAAATCTTACACAGAGATTGATGAGATTGATTTCTCTGGTAACATTCATGGGATGAAGTATCATTTCATAAGAAACAAATTTGGCAATCCTTTATATACAGAAGCGAAGAAAACTGACTTTGGTTATTGGGGACGCATGAAGACAGGGTGTGACCGAGACAAGATTATTAGAAAAATTTATCGTGACCCAGACTTAACTACCACCTTGATTGGTGGATTTCCATCTGGTATAAAAAGACAATCCGCGTGGATAAAAGATTGGAATCAATTGTACCCTTTGTTAGAACCAAATAGATGGACACTTTGTTTTAACTGGAAGGATGAAACTGCTACTACATCTAGGTATGTGGAGGCACTTGCAATAGGAATGATACCTTTTGTCTGGAGACAATACGATAAGAACAATACATATAACATAGACCCTTGGCAAAGGATAGAAGACTTTGATGATTTGAAGTCTAAGGTTATGGACTTGAGAAACGAACATTTACTGTTAAGAAGGTTAGATGATTATAGAAGAAATTATGGCGAAAAACTATTAACCCTTGATGGATACTATGAGATATTTTCTCACAAAATGAATAAGGGGATTGCATGAAATTAGCATTAGTTAACGATACACATTTCGGTGCGAGGTCAGATAGTTTACCATTTGATGCGTACTTTAGAAAATTCTATGATGAGTTTTTCTTTCCTACATTGGCGGAGAGAGAAATAAAAACCGTCTTACACTTGGGTGACATCTTTGATAGAAGGAAGTATATGAATTACAATACACTCAAGAGTTGTAAGGAGTATTTCTTTAACCAAGCAAAAGACCTAAATATAGATATGCATGTGGTGCCAGGCAACCACGACACTTATTTTAAAAACACCAATGATGTAAATGCGCCAGAACTTTTATTACAAGAGTATGAGAATGTTATCGTCTATCCAGAAGTCACAGAGTTAGAATTCGATGGGAGAAAAATTCTTTTTGTTCCTTGGATATGTAGCGATAATTATGAATCTACTATGGAAATGGTCAAAAGAACTGACGCGGAAGTATGTTTCGGACACTTTGAATTTTCTGGGTTCCAAATGTACAAAGGTATGCCGAACGAGCACGGAATGGATCATCATGCCTTTGAGCGCTTTGATTTGGTATGTAGTGGTCATTACCACCATCGTAGCAGTAGGGACAATGTGGTCTATCTTGGTAATCCTTACGAGATTACATGGTCTGATTTCAACGATGCTAGAGGATTTAATATCTACGATACGGAAACGAATGAATTAGAGTTTCTACAAAACCCACATAGAATGTTTCACAAGATATTCTATAACGATGTTGATGACGATGTGGAATATGATTTGACTAATTTGGTGGGTGGTTGTGTTAAGGTTATTGTAGTAAAGAAAGAAAACTTTACAAAGTTTGATAAACTAATTGACTCGCTGTATAGTTGTAACTTAGTTGAGTTAAAGATAATCGAAGACTTCTCAGAGTTTGAAGATGGCGCTGTAGGTGAAATGGATTTGAAACTTGATGATACAATTACATTGTTGAACGACTATGTAGATAACACCGTAACTGATTTGGATAAGGAAAGATTAAAAAATTTATTACAGGGTTTGTATGTAGAAGCTCAACACATCGAGGTTTAGATGTTAAACATACCAGAGTATGAAGAGGGTAAAAAATATTTGGTGGTTGCTGGATGTTCGTTCACCGCACCAACCAATAAATGGCCAGAAGGTAATATTCCTAATGATGGCACTAGTAACTCATGGGGAGAACATGCTGCTGACGAATTAGATATGGTTTGTATTAATGCTGCTTTTTCTGGTGTTGGTAATAATATGATTATGAGACAAGTGTTATATACACTTTCTAGAATGTTTGATATGGAATACCCAACATCGGCAATAACAGTTGGTGTTATGTGGTCTGGTTATGATAGGACTGAAATTTATAAACATGATTGGGAACCAAAGATAGGTGCCAAAGGTGTACCATTCCAACCAAGAAGACCAATCAAAGATAGTAACGGAGAATGGATTCCTTTTAATCCAGCCACCGTATCTTACATAGAGGAACAACTAGACTCAAAAACGCCGTTTATAAAATTTAACCCAAAAGCAAGAGAGTATGTTGAAATAGGAAAATCTATTTATTTTAAAACTTGGGCGAATGAAGTACAAAGAATCATACACAGTTTACAATGCGTCATGGGAATACAGGAGTTTCTAATCAATAGAAACATAAAATATTTTTTTCATAGATATGTCGAAGATTGTTTTAGTGAACAGAATGAAGTTTATGAAGACCCAGAGATATCTTGGATTAACAATTTAATCAATTG